TTGATTCCAATATTTCAGTGTTATACCATCTCGCAGATAATTTTCCATCAATATTGATTACAAAAAAATTGCATGCGATCTGTCCCACCCACTGTAAGATTTGCCGGAATGTCACGGATGAATCATCAGGTCGATTCTGCACTACATAATTATCGTTATCAAACGATGCCGTGTCTGGTGCCAAGGTAACTCCACAGCAACTGCAAGCGTCTCTTACTATATTTCCAAGAGTGGCAGGATATGCAAGTTTGCTCAAAGAATAAGGCTGATCAAACTTTACCATATCGTCAAATGCCTTTACTGATATCGTGTTTCCTGACTCCTCGCCTGGTTCCGCATTAAAGCTTCCTTTATTCAGCCACTCTGTAGATCCGTCCGGAAGTTCAAGCCCTATCTTCACAGTAATTAATGCTTCGCTGAAATCATGTGTATCAAATTTTCCATCTATGTTGTTGAGCTTCAGTGTAAGCTGATTGGCGTTTGCCGCTCCCAAATCAAAACTACTTGTATTTGAACTTGCTTCCGATATCTGCAGTGAAAAAATATCCATATCATCCACAGTTATAGTACTTTCATCCTGGAACTCAATGGTTCTGCAAGCATGATTGATTCATCAAATGTGATATCTGTCAGATTTTCAGTTGCTTTGATAGACTTGATATCAACTAGCTTGTTATCCAGATACAGTTCATTGATGATGTAGCCATATCCATAACGCTCATTCAGGACGTACACTTTGCCCTTTTCTTTGTATGGTGTCTTGAACACAATCTCCCGGATCCGGTCTCTCTGGTAAACGAATTCAACTCTTTCGCCCGGATACCATTCCAGAATCGGATATTCACTAATCGTAGTATCTATAGCAACTTTAAAAGCGCCATCTCCGATAAACAGTGTTTCTTTGAGGGCGCTTTCAATCTTTTTATAAAACTTATTGTCTTCCTCAATCTCTTTCCACAACTGTTCCTGTGCCGGCTGTTCGAATTCAAATTCGTTCATATCCGGAAGAACAGCAAAAGAAAGCACTTTAACTGTCAGTCCTGGAAGACCTGTGTGGATCTTACGCATATCCATGCCAGGTGTTGATCTGCTGGCCCAGAACTTGTGTTTATCTGCAAATTCTGCATTCTGCTGATAGATCTGCTCAAGCTCATTGCCGTCGCCTCTGTACCAGATACGATTCAGAATCGCATGTCCTTCAAAATCCATCATCTCATTAACCTGGAAGTTAAAGGGATTTGCCGGAAGAACATTCAACCAGCTCCTGACAGTCTTTTTTATGTTTTCATTTAATCTTTCCATCCATTTCACCTTTTCTGTTCCTCCACCTCAAATCCAATCATATTCCGGAATGGAATCCAGCCATACTGCTGCGAGTTGATCGTATGGTCGTTTTTATCTTCCGGAACGTCTTTCTCATCATCCCAGGAATATTTCTCCATCTCAGAGATATGATTGGTGCATGTATCTAAAACCAGATAGCAGCCCTGCTGGATCCAGCCAAGCTGAAGCTTGATCCTATCCAGTATTGTTACTTTCTTGTATGATTCCACGAAATTATAAAGACAGCTGTGCAGTCGCTTATACTTCCGCAATTCTGTGATTGTCGCTGCATCTGCACAGTCAACAAACGTATCTTTTGCGAATCCCCAGTCTTTGCGGCATCTTTCCAGAAACTCTATAAATTTTACTGCCGTATCTGACGGGGCAAGCGGCTGATCCAGATCTTTGTTGCTGTATACCTTCTCAGCAAGTGTGATCAGCTTCCTGTCTTCCGTAATCCCCTGGAACATCATTGCAATCGTGTCCGGGGACTTGGATGAGTATGAAGTATCGAGGCCGCAAGTAAACTTTTTAAATCTGATCTTGCCTGCTGCCATCTGGGACCTGACCCATTCCTCAGAAACAACATGCTTCTTTCTGAGGAAATTTGGAAATACCAGACCGGTTGCTTTTCCTCTCAGCCCCTCAATCTTGTTTTTCCAGATCTTTGTTCCCTTCGGAGTATTCTGTATGATTCTCTGTTTCTTTTCTTCCGGAAGACCGGCATTATCGTCAAAAGAAAAGAACCAATGAACCCAGCCGGGTTTTGGTTCTTCTTTTAGCTCGTCTTTTATTTCCTGTGGTGTGCCATCTTCCCATTCAGGAAGCGGCCTGCTGCAGTTTATGTATTCTTTGTATACGTCCAGAGACGGATCATCTGGGTTAAGCGTTGCCATCAGATAATCGCAACGCATGGATGCCTCACGAACAAAGTCGATGTCCGCTGTGTTGATCTCATCAATGTACAGGCATCCATACTGACCACCAAGGGCTTTCTGCCACTTCTTTTTATCTCCATATCCCATCACATAGATGACTTTATCGCCTTTATTAGTACGAAACAGGATATGCGGTATCTTGTCGTCTTTTGTGCCATTTCCATTGTACTGTGTTAGTATTCCGAAATCGTCAATGATCCCGAGATCTTTATTGATAATGTTCTTTTCGGCTGTTCCGGTATCTTTCGCGGCCAAGATATGCAGTTTCTTCGGCGATTCCGCAACCTTGCACATAAACTTGAACAGCCCTACTGTCGTTTTGCCGGCAGCTGTGGTCCCTTCAAGGAACTCAACCGGGGCATCGCACCTCAGAAATGCCTTATACTTTTCTGATAGTATCAGTCGTTCTTCGCTCACTACCCACCACCACGCAACTGTTTAAGGATATCATCAAGCTTTTTCTTTTCTTCATCCAGACCAGAAACTTCCAGTCTGTCTTTAAACATTCCAAGATGTCTGCCGAGAAGCTCCAATGCTTTTTCCTTGTCATTCAGTTTCAGCTCAATGCCAAACTTGCCTTCTTTTATTCCGGCAATAGCTTTAATCTGCTGTTCTGATAACCCTGCTGTATCTTTTATGATAACGAATCCGTCTTTTACTTCTGCGAAATCAGTAGCTCTTGCAAAAGCAATAGCCGCCAGTTCTTCAAGGACCCTGTCCTGCGTTATTTCTGTTCGTTTCTGGCGCTCTTCCATCCGTTCCTGGATATATGCCGCAACCTTGACATTTCTCAACATCCTGCTGCCAGCCTGGGCCGCTGTTTCATCCTTCTTTACAGACGGATATGCTACCTTGTAAGCCCTTGTGGCATTAAGATCTATCAGGTATTCATCTGCAAATATCTTCTGTTTTTTTGTCACTCAGGCTCACCTTCTTTCTTTTATTCAAAAATACAGTCCTGCCAGCACCATAATGACAGCCGGTTGCCGCCATGCCGAAAGGAGGTGCGCAAACACTCACATGCAGTGAATCCTCTGCCTAATAAAGCATGTAAGTGCTGGTGCTGTGCACGCTGTACGATTATTGACATTAGAAAAGCACCCCGAAGGGTGCTCTGTTGTGTTGCATGTGTATATTTTAATTATTTTCTTCTGTATTTTTTACATGATTTATCATTTTTTCTACCTCTAAATTAGTATTTACTGGCACAATTTTAATGTCAGCGTGATTTCTCTGAAAAACAACAAATATCTCATGTGCAAATCCCTGCCCAATTTCTTCGACATCAGCAAAATCCAATTCTACTTCTTTAAATTTTTCAAATCTATTACATAGTCTTTTTGCCTGAGATCTCGATACAGGGTAAGTGTCAAAAATATTTTTGATTGGAACATGTGTTTTTGTAAATCCTCCATCAACATCAGAAAACATGTCAAACACCTCTCTCAAAATTTTTTTACTATAATTTGACAAACTCATAAGAATAATAGTTCCTCTACTATCTTTTTGTTTGCTCAACGATTCTACTTCATCTGCATCTTGCAAAATTTCATTATATTTATCGTGTGTAAATATTTTTCCATCAGAAAAAGCAGCAAATGTGTCTAAAACCCTAGAAGTAAAGAATATTCCTTCTCCAGAATGCTTCTGTGTATCTGTTGTAAGCTTTCCCTTAAACAGTTCTCCCACAGCATCATCTAGTGTTGGAAAACTATAATAATCTCTAATTTTTCTGAAGATTCCAACTCCCTGATCTGCAATAAGAATCATAGTATTCATATAATCCTGGATAACTCTTATTAAAATAATATCAGATTCAGAATGATCAATTGCATTATTCATCATTTCCATAAAAGAATATTGCCATATTTTTTGAACATTTAAAGGTAATTTTTCAATATATTCTTTTATACATAAATCATAAATAACGTCTTCCTGAAGGTCTGGAGTTTCTCTACGATCATAAACATAAGTATGAGTTTCCTTAATTAACTCATACTTTTTATTGTTAGAATCTCTTTTTTTTATTATTTTTTTTGCTTCGAGTTCTCTAATATAACGATATACTGTATTTAATGATATTCCAAAGGCTTCTGCAGTTCTTTTTGCAATATCATTCTGGGAATTGTCTACTTTTTCCAAAATATATCTTTTTATCTTTTCTTTTTTCTCTTTAGTAAAACTCATAGATGCCTCCTTTTTTAACTTTATTTTTTCTTTTTTTAACTATAGCACCAAACTATAGTTTTGTAAAGTTAAAAAAGGCTGTTTTTTATTTATCAATTAATGCCATGTACAAAAAGAACCCCGTAATTTCTACGAGGTTCCTTCTGAAAATTATATTCTTGGGGTAGAATATTTTTATCTTCTCTTTTCGGAGAAGCGGGGAAAGAGCCACCGGCCTTTAAGCCTTTGGCTACATTCTCATCATACAACGACATTACCGACTTTTCCGACCTTTTTTCATTTTATCCCACATTTTTTCAGATACGCATCTCTGATATGTAATCTCGGATAATCTTCATTGTGCGGCATGCCGATCTGCTTCGCAATCGCCTTCCAC